TCCTTACAGTGCCACCAAGGCCGCTGCCGACATGCTGGTGATGGCCTGGGGCAGAACCCATAATTTGCCTTACATAATTGTACGCCCCACCAATAACTATGGCATAGGCCAGTATGTAGAGAAACTTATACCTAAAACTTGTAAATTTTTTACAATCGGCAAACGAGTTGATCTACACAATAATGGGACTCCTGTTCGTACATGGTTACATGCTTCTGATACTGCTAGTGCAATTATTAAAATTATTGAATCTGGCGTAACTAATGAAATTTATAATATTTCTGGTAATTTAGAATTACAAAACATTGAAGTGGTTAAAAAAGTTTCCAAAATAATGCACAACACCGACGATGTTTCCTCTTATATAGAAGATTCGGTTAGAAAAGGGCAAGATGTTAGGTACAGTATAGATGATTCCAAACTTAAAAAACTTGGATGGCGACCACAGGCAGAGTTTGACACGGAGTTGAAAAAAATAGTAAAATACTACAAGAACAATTTTATTTGGTAATATGGAACACATTCTTAAACAGGTTCGCGAATACGTTGAACAAAAACAATCTAATAAGTCCTGGACTGCAGGTAAAGACTTTGTAAACTATGCAGGCGCACACTATGATGCTGAAGAATACGTAGCAGGTGTAGAAAGTTTGCTTAACGGTTGGTTGGCAATGGGCACGGCAGGTATTGAGTTCGAACGACGGTTTCCTTCACAGTTCGGCAAAACACTGGGTATTGTGACCAACAGTGGATCCAGCAGTAACTTGCTGATGATGGCTTCGCTTACCAGCAAACGTGGTTATAACTTGCCTAAAGGCACAAAAGTTTTGATGCCTATTGCAGGTTTTCCTACTACACTTAATCCTACCCTACAAGTAGGATTCTTACCTCAGTTTGTAGACATTGAATTAGACACATTAAACATTAATTTAGACCAAGTTGAACGTGCATTAGCCAATGATCCAGAAATACGTGTAATTACTTTTGCACACGTCTTGGGTAATCCTCCTAACATGGATCAGTTAATGGATCTTGTGCGTAAACACGATTTAATTTTGTTAGAAGACTGTTGCGATGCACTGGGCAGTACGTGGAACGGTCAACCTCTTGGCAGTTTTGGTTTAATGGCATCATGCAGTTTTTATCCTGCACACCATATGACCATGGGTGAAGGTGGATTTGTTGCTACCAATGATCCACAACAAGAAGTTATATTACGCAGTTTCCGTGAATGGGGCCGCGGTTGTTACTGTGTTGGTCCAGAGGCAAACAAACTGAAATGTGGTACTTGCGGCAAACGATTTAGCGAATGGATTCCTGCCATGCCAGGAGAAATATTTGACCACAAGTATGTTTACGATGAGATTGGTTATAACCTAAAACCCATCGAACTACAATGTGCCATGGGCTTGAAGCAGTTGGACAAATTGCCAGAAATACATCAACTACGCCGCCGCAACTACAAATTGTTACTAGACATTTACAAAAAGCACGAAGAATTTTTTATCTTACCTTATGCACAACCAGGCTCGGATCCATCATGGTTTGCTTTTCCCTTAACAATAAGGCAGGGCGCACCATTTAGTCGTAGTGATATAGTAGACTATTTGGAAGAAAACCTTATACAGACACGCCCGTATTTTGCAGGCAATATTATGCTACAACCTGCGTACAGCCATTTGATGGATCCGAATGTGGCCCGAAACTTAATGCCCAATGCTACACACGCCATGACTCATACTTACTTTCATGGCACCAGTCCTGTGATTACAGAACAGCAAATTCAGTACATTGGAGAAATTGTAGACGGCTTCTTAAGTTTGTTTAAGTAATAATATAGAAATGGTAACAGATGATTAACAACGCTATTGAAGTAAGAGAATATCAAGGAAACTCTTGGTACTGGCCCAAACAAGACGGTATTGATGAAAATTCTTGTTGGGACTATCTTACAAAACGATCAGAAGTTCCTGATAGAATAAGTGAACTAGTAAGCAATAGACAAGTGGTAGTACAAGCAGGTGGTAACTGCGGGTATTATGTTAAACCATATGCAAGAAACTTTCAAACAGTTTACACTTTCGAGCCAGACCCTACTAATTTTCTTTGTTTATGCATGAACGTTCCAGAGATTAACGTTATAAAAATGCAAGGGTGTTTAAGTAACAACCATGCACTATTAGGAATGGAAAATCATAAACTTGGACAAGATGTTGGAGCCGGACACGTAGTTCCGGGAGGAGTTTTCCCCTCATTTAGAATTGACGATTTAGCACTAGAAGAATGCAATCTGATTCATTTAGATATTGAAGGCTTTGAGTTACAAGCATTGCGTGGTGCTGTCGACACTTTAGAAAAATTTAAGCCTGTGGTAGTTGTAGAAATTTTTGAAGACTGGGCTAATAGATACGATAGTAGTTTCATAAAATTAAAATCTTTTTTGTTCAGTTATAATTATGAACTAAAAACTCAAATTGATGGGGATTTAGTTTTTAAACATAAACAAGGATAAACAGTGAGAGTATGTGATTGGATCCCCCAATATCTGCGTTCACAAGGAGTAGAACGTGTTCATGGCTTAATGGGCGGCGGTGCAAGCGGACTCAATGATGGATTTATTAAAGCAGGAATGCCTTATATTTGCTACCATCATGAGCAAGGTGCTGGACATGCTGCCATTGGTGAAACAAAGTTTACTGGCAAAGTCAGTGTAGTAAATCCTACCACCGGTTGTGCTGGTACTAACTGCGCTACCAGCGTGCTTAATGCTTGGCAAGACAGTGTGCCTGTAATCTTTATCAGCGGCAACGTTAGACTTGATGCCTGTAGTGGATATATCAACGAGCAACGTGGTATACAATTACGCAAGTATGGCGTACAAGAACACCACATTGTGGACACGTATGCTACAATGACTAAATGGAGCGTGTTTGTTACAGATGTACGAGATGTTGCTTATACACTAGAACGTGCAATGTGGTTAGCACAGGAAGGCAGACCTGGTCCTGTTTGGATTGACATCCCCAGCGATATACAGAACGCTCCAATGCCAGAAGATGTTAAACATTTCGAACCTCCTGCTAGTGCCAAACTTCCTGTAGACTTCGAGTTTGTAAAAAAATCTATAGAAATGAGCGAACGTCCGCTTATACTTGCGGGCTACGGTATTAGACAGAGCCAAACAGTTGACTTGTTCAATGAATTTATTGAACGATATGAAATACCATTTGCCAGTACGTATGGTGCAAGGGATTATACTCCTGGCAACCACCATTACAGCATGGGCACAGTAGGCATTAAAGGCAGTCGTGCAGGTAACTTTGCAGTACAAAATTGTGATTTATTGTTAATATTAGGTTGCAGTCTTGGCAGTAGTGTAGTAGGATATGATCCTAAACAGTTCAGTCCCTATAGTTACAAGATTATGATAGACATAGACAACAACGAATTGAACAAGGATATTGTGTCAATCGATGCTAGATATCTTTGTGGACTAGAAAAGTTTTTTGGAGCAATGCTATGACAAGAACAGAATGGTTAGCTAAATGCCTACACTGGAAAACTAAATGGCCTGTCATGCAGCCCGAATACCGTGCTGACAATGAAACTAACTCTTTAAACATTTATGCAGTTTTAGATTGGGTTAACAAGCATAGTGATTCAAAACAAGTACTAGTAGGTGATGCTGGTAGCATTAGTTACGCAGGACCTACCGCACTGGAAGCAAAACCGGGACAACGTTTGGTATTCAGTCCTGCACAAGCAGACATGGGCTGGGCAGTACCTGGTGCTATTGGTGTTGAACTAAACAATGGTGCAGGTAGAGGAACAATATGCATTACCGGCGATGGCAGTTTTATGAGTAACTTACAGGAACTGGCTGTAATTAGAGAACATAATCTCAATGTGCAGATTGTTATCCTAAACAACGGCGGCTACCTCAGTATCAAAAATACACAAAGCAAATACTATGAAGGTCGTGTATTTGGAACTAGTGCTGGAAAAGGTCTTTGGTTCCCCGACTTTGCTAAAATAGCAGACTCATTTGGTTTTGAATATTTTCAATTAAAGAGCAAGGACGACTTAGATCGGTTTGCATTTAGAATGAGTAAGACTGGCGGTCCTATTATATGGGACTGTGTTTGCCATATGGATCAAGAAATATTGCCTGCACAAGGATTAAAAGATGGACGTCAGGCAGGCCTACACGACTTGGTACCATTCCTACCAGAAGAAGAACTTAAGTCGGAATTACTTGTAGATTTGTAAATACTGTATGAGTTATACAGACCCTTTTGTAAAAGTCGCATACGACTTAATAATGGAAGGGGAAGAATTAGCAAATTGTGTACTGCCTAATTCAGTAGAAGAATATGTTGTGCTTATGTTTGCCAAAAACTTCCAGCGTACAGACATTGGTGTAAATCCAGTAGCAATACAGATGTTAACGGCTTGTCAGCATAAGGGCACAGACCAATACCAACCAATAGCCGACGAGTGTTTGTTAATCCACAGTTATCCATTAAATCGTAAACGTTGGCCCACAAAAACTTATTATATGGAAATGGGTATGACTGCCTATGGTTTGGCTAATATCGAAATAATGGAGTCAAACTTTGAACCTGCCAGTCGTGTGCTACGCAGAGTGTTCAAAAATTTTGGTTAAACTACAATTTGACACATAATCTATAATATGCTATTATTACACACTCAACTATCCATTGAAGGTGTAATATGTTTGAATCTATCGAAATTCGCAAAGCCGCAAACGGTTTTATTCTTGTAGTTCATACTGAGGATGAAGACAAAGAATTTGTCTATGATACCAGCCGTAAAGCCATGCGAGTAATCAAACAGTATTTGGAAGCAGATCGCCAGGCTGAAGACTAATACTTTAGTACTAATACCTAAGTATTACACCGGGTGTTGCTGAAAAACAACACCTTTTCGGCGTGAAAAACGGTAGTACTAAGGTAGTACTTGCTCGAAATTCCCTATTTCGCTATAATTATGGCATAAGTTAACGAAACAGGAGCAGACAATGACCCAAGTATATGACCAACTCACTGATAGACAAAAGCGTGAAGTTCGTATGTATGGCGTTACCGAAGCAGGTATGCGTGAAGCAGTAGAGTCCAGCATCACTTTTAAGCACTCTGGTCCTGCTATGATGGCGGCAAGTTTGATAAGCGATGCCCAAGAAATGGTTAATACTGAATACGGCGAAGTTGACTATATGCGAGCAGAAGATGCCCGCCAGGCGCTGAATCGTGCCAAGTGGATCTTGTTTGAATATGTTATGGAAAAGTAATACTAAGGTAGTACTTGACGATAATTCGCCATTTTGCTATAATTATGGCATAACGTAACAGAAGTAGGAGCTGACAGTGAGTACATACATCGAGATTGTTGAAGGCACTTATCGCAACCAGAATTGTGCTGGCATGCAGTTTGAACTGGTTAAACAGTTTGAGCGTGGTGCTAAGAAAAGTTTTGTAACAGTCAAAAATCAAGGTCAGTTTCCTGGCTGTCCTGAGAGCATTCGCATTGCCTGCGAAGGTCCAATGAGTTATCAATTTGTAGGAGATGCACCTGTGCAGAGTGAAGTAAAAGATCCTACCGTTCAAGAAACGGATGAGGAAGCAATCAGTCGCATCCGTGAGCGATTTGAAATCCTTACGGAGATGACCAAGGCGGCTACCACTGGTAGCATTCGTGCTATGATTGTCAGCGGCCCTCCCGGCGTTGGCAAGAGTTTTGGCGTTGAGCAAGAAATTGAAAAGGCTACCTTGCTGGATCAACTGGCTGGACGCAAGATCCGTGCTGAAGTGGTTAAAGGTAGTGCAACCGCTCTTGGCTTGTACAGTACTTTGTACAAGTATTCGGACGAGAATTGCGTGGTTGTGTTTGACGACTGTGACAGCATTTTGTTGGATGACGTCAGTCTTAACCTGCTGAAAGGCGCATTAGATTCGGGCAAGAGTCGTAAGATTTCTTGGTTAAGTGACAGCCATTTGTTGCGCCGTGAAGGCATTCCGGACAGTTTCCAGTTTAAGGGTTCGGTAATCTTTATTACCAACCTCAAGTTCGACTCAATGAAGTCGCAGAAACTTCGGGACCACTTGGACGCACTGCAAAGCCGTTGCCACTATTTGGACCTGACCTTGGACACCATGCGTGACAAGATCCTCCGTATCAAGCAGATTGCCAGCGATGGCGAACTATTCCGTGATTATGAGGAGATTGAAACTGTGGCACAGGACGAGATCCTGGCGTTTATGGACGATAACAAGAATCGTCTGCGTGAGATGTCGTTGCGTATGGCGCTGAAGATTGCTGACTTGCGTGTCAGTTTCCCCGAGCGTTGGCAAGTAATGGCTCGTACTACTTGCATGAAGCCGGCTTAAATACAAGAACGGGAGACTTGGGGCTCATATCAAATATCCCCTCAGTCTTAAACAACCAACTGGTGTCCCTAAACAACTTGAGATTCAATTATGGCAACTAAAACTAAATCTGAACAACACGAAGAACTTATCCAAACTCTTAAGTTCACACCCCGAACATATCGTGTAAGCCTAACTGGCTATGGTGGCGAGATTGTTCTTGGAAGTGTGCCCCGAGAGACCTATGAGTACTTTCGTGACAATGAAATTGATGTAGAAGAATATGCTGGCGGCGGATGGGGTTGGGATGATGACGAAGACAGTCCTGAAGTTCCAGAAGAGCATCGTTTTGTAGAACCTGGCAGTTATTATGATTGCGATGACATTGCTCATGAAGTAGGTTGCGAGTTTAGCGAATACAATTACATTACTATTTCGGATGAAAATGGTGATGAAGTTTGGAGTTGCAAACTGGATTATGAAGAATTGGAAAAGCACGGTGTTGAAGTCGAATACACCGAAGAGTTCATGTGCAGTGACAGGCCGGACAGAGAAAACACTGTGGGCTTTATTGGTCAGAGTGTAGAAAAAGGTACATTCTTCGATGGCGATTTAGGTTTAACTGCACCATTGGATCTAGCCAAATTAAAAATCTATGTCTACGAAGTTGAAGGTTGGGAATTAATTGCCAACGTAACTTACGGCGATGAAGACATTGAGGGTACAGATGGATATGATACTCGCGGTAAAAGCATGGAAATGAAATTTTACGACACTGGAGACGAGGATTAAGTTTAGGGTTGCCAATATTCAGTCAGCTCCTGAGGCAACCTTTTTAGGCCCTGTCATTTTTATGGCAGGGCTTTTTTTGACTTCTTTACTAGGATAAATTATAATACTGTATGGAGCAAACTTTTCTTTACGTAGAAGACTACATCGAATTTATTTCTGGTTGGCGTACTCGTGGCGGCAAATTGTTAGGCTTGTTTCAAAATCAACAGAGTCCACTCAGCCTTGCCAGATATGATGTGCAGATTTTATCCAGTCTGGGCGAACAAACTGCACTCAGCCAGAAACCTTACACAGACAAACAGGCAGCTCTTGCAGTAAAGATTGTTACCAAGTATCGTAAACAGTTAGGCAATTTACCCGATCCTGTTTACATTCCTGAAGTGTTAGATAACTTCAGGTTAGGTATTAGACAAGTAGATAGAAGTCGCAAAATTTATATTGAAGACGATAAAATTATTGTTCGCTTTCCCTTTGATGGTTCATTGATCGAGCAACTACGAGACTTGGCCAAACTAAGTCAAGGTGAATGTAAATGGAATCCCGTTCAAAAGGTGTGGTGTGGTGCCTTAACAGAATTTAATGTAAACTACATTGTGGCTTTAGGTCGAGCACAACAGTTTGAAATCAGTGATGAAGTATTGGCACTGCAACAACAAATTCAAGCGGCAGAACAAACTGACTATCGCATTGAACTGGTCCGGGATCGCGATGGGTGCTACACTATTACAAATTCAGAACAATCATTAATAGACTATTTGGAGCAACAACTTGGTAGTCACTGTTGGACCAACTTGGTCGGATTGTGTGATTATGCACAAGTGTGCGGTTATGCGATAAGTACAGAAGTAGAACAAGAACTTGCAGACAAAGTCAAACCTGACTATTATCGAGAAACTGTAAACTTTATTAAGAACAGAAAATTTGGCATTGCCAAAGAAGAGTTCAAACACGTTTTAGAGTATGCACGGTTGACCAACAGGTTGCCTGTGTACTACTATGATCCCACTTCATTGGATAAAACAGATACTGAAGAGATTGTTTATCTTAATATTGGAAGTCGTGATCCGGAATTAATGAATAAAATTAAACTGTTGGTAACTCATAGCAGTTTATTAATTGGTAGCAGACGTCAGGGTTGGGCGCAAAATGCAGAAAAGGTAATTGAATTACTATAATGGAATGTAGATTAATTATTCGTGACGAAGTTAATGTTAAACTGGAAGGTTTAGACTTAGTCACACGCAAAACACTGGTAAACAAATTCAAGTATGAAATACCTGGAGCACGTTACTTGCCAGCAGTGAGACTGGGACGCTGGGATGGTAAGGTTCCCTACTTTAATTTAGGTGGCACAACCTACATCAACTTACTGCCCGACATCCTACCTGAACTTGAAAGTCGTGGCTATGACATTGAAGTAGATGATGTCCGTGACTACAGAACTACATTCGAGTTTGACAAAGTAACAGAGTCAACGTTTGCAGATATTGCTTGGCCCAAAGGACATCCTGCGGCAGGTGAGCCTATTGTATTACGGGATTACCAAATTGAAATTATCAATAAGTTTTTAGAAAATCCACAGTGTATACAGGAAGTGGCCACAGGCGCAGGCAAAACTATTATGACCGCGGCGCTAAGTGCAAGTGTGGAGCAGTATGGTAGAACTATTGTTGTTGTGCCCAGTAAGAGTTTGGTCACACAGACAGAAGCAGACTATGTCAACATGGGTTTAGACGTTGGTGTGCTGTTCGGTGACCGTAAAGAATATACAAGAAAGCACACAATCTGTACTTGGCAAAGTCTAAACGCATTACTAAAAAATACACGCAACTACGAAGCAGATGTTACAATACAGGAGTTTGTGGAAGACGTAGTCTGTGTAATGGTAGACGAAGCACACAGTGCCAAAGCAGATGCACTAAAAAGTTTGCTGACCACAGTGTTTGCCCGCATACCTATTCGTTGGGGACTAACTGGTACCATACCTAAAGAAGATTTTGCTTTTCAGGCACTGAACTGTTGTATTGGTCCTGTGGTAGGAAAACTTAGTGCCAGCGAACTTCAAGAAGCAGGACACCTCAGTAACTGTCACGTAAATATTGTACAGTTATCGGATTACGTAGAATACAAAGATTATCAAAGCGAACTGAGATATCTATTAGAAACAGATTCCAGACTAGATTACGTCAGTGAACTTGTAAACCGTATTGCAGAATCGGGCAATACATTAGTTCTTATTGACAGGGTGGGTCCTGGCAAGGAACTGGCAAGTAAAATCAACAACGCCGTTTTTGTCAGCGGCGCAACCAAAGCAAAGGATCGAAAGGACGAATATGACGAGATTGCTACTAGCACCGATAAGGTTATTGTTGCGACTTATGGTGTGGCCGCTGTGGGTATTAACATTCCTAGGATTTTCAATTTGGTTCTTGTGGAACCCGGAAAGAGCTTTGTACGTGTTATCCAGTCAATTGGCCGAGGCATTAGAAAGGCAGAAGATAAGGACTTTGTCCAGATCTGGGACATTACTTCCACCTGTAAATTTGCCAAAAGACACCTCACTAAACGAAAACAATTTTACCGAGATGCACAGTACCCATTCGCCGTTGAGCGAGTAGATTGGCAGTAAATGATATCACGTGATAAATTTATACGTTATTTAGAAACAGTAGATTACCTTTACGTTGGTAATATATCTGCTGATTGGAATACAATTCTGGATGAATGTTATGCATTAGTTGACAAAAGTCCAACTTATTGGAATTCAGTATGTGCAGAAGGTTTGAAAGATTGGGGAGGAGTCCAAGGTGCAGAAAAGTGGACCGTAACAACAGATGGTGCCGCCGCAGTTGGATACACAAGCCAAAATACTAAATCATGGGGCACAACACACGACAAACCACAGTTGCATATGGAATGGGAAAAAATTGTAAAAGATTGGTTGCCATTAGAGCATGCTATAAGCAGACCGTCTTTGCAAAAACCTGGCAATGTTTTGCCATGGCACAGAGACTATTTTGTGATGTTTAAAAAACATTATCCAGAAGAATCTGAATATGTAATTAGATTTATTGTTTTTATGAAGGATTGGGAGCCCGGCCATATGTTTAATGCCGGCGACTCTATTTTTTCAAATTGGAAGGCAGGAGATGCTATTGTTTATCATCCTACTAGATACCACATAGGCGCGAATGCAGGAATGACAGACAAATGGACTCAAAATGTTACTGGTGTTCTTAAAGAGCAAATAAATTTTCCAGCATTAGATTTAGGTAAAATATGTTAATAGGTCATAAACCATTAATTATTCCGGAAATTATAAATTTTATTGATAATATTTTTCCTAATATTACTTGGGAAAAACTAATGCAAGTGGAGCAGCAAGATTTAGATCTTGCTTGGAGAACTTGGTTAACTGATAGTCCATGTCATGAAATTAAAGGTTTAGATCAATTTAAATTAAGTTCTTTTTGCCCGGGTACCAGTGATGCATTCGGTGAATTTATTGCAAGATATCCAAACAGGACAGTAAGGGTAAGTAGAAGCGATTTTATTTTAACTAAAATACTTTGCAAAACTTGGAATAGAAAACTAGTGTATCTAGAGGATGCACCGCTTGAAATAAACGACTGTATAATTTTGAGTATGCCATATAGCGGAAATGGTAGCGAACTACCCGATCAGGACCAATTATTGGACAATGCAGATAAATTAAATGTTCCTGTGTTTGTGGATGGAGCTTATTTCGGAATCTCAACCTCAGTAATTTATCCATTAGATAGAAAATGTGTAACCGACTTTACTACAAGTTTAAGTAAAAATATGGTAAGTGATCCTTTGCGATTAGGTATAAGATTTACCAAAGAAAAAATTGATGACGGTATTACTGCTACTCTATTGGGTAGTAATGTTTTTGATAGACTTGGTGCATATTTGTCTATACAACTCTTAAAAAACTTCCCCCATAAATGGTTGATTGAAAAATTCCATAACAAGTCATTAAAAATCTGCCAAGATCTTAAATTACGACCCACCAAAACAATTACTTTAGCGTTGGGACCGGAATCAATGATAGAATTCCAAAGAGGTGATTATGTTCGAATCTGTTTAACAGACGAATTAATTGCAGATTAGATATTGACATATTTTTATAAGAGTGTATACTTTGCGTAACACTATTAATATTATATGAGACTATTAACATTAGACAATACCAGTTACGAATTAAATGATATACCAGAAGAAGTAGATGACATACGTTTTTGCGTATTAGATAATTCAGATCCCAAAGACCCTGACTACTTTTTTATTCCTTTAATCTTTTTAGAAAGTTTTAACAGCCCTGCTCTCGTCTTAAAGATAGGCAACGCTACTATAAAAATGCCAATTGATTGGCAACTGCTAATAGGCGAAAAGGACTTGGGCGACTTAGAAGTAGTTCCTCTTACTAGCATCAACGACAGAGGATTTAGTGCGTTTGCTTTTAATCCATTAACAAGTTTTAGGCCAGACTTCTTTCCTGTAGAAGTTGTTGACATCTATCAGGACGTTAAGTGGTACTTTCCTAAACTAAAACCAGGACAGATGTTGGCCGTTCCTTTAGAAACAGGCGTAGAAAAACCTATGTGTGTTTATTTTGTTAAAGACATCAGTAGGCAAAGTGAGGTTGTTAACTATACAAAAGTATGGTAGTATGAGCGACTTAACTGAAAGACCGTACATTTACGAATCGCCGGATGGCGGTAAAACCATATACAGGCGATATGCAGGCGAAACTGCGAGGGAGTTAATTGGTTACAAATACGAACCAACTGACCAAGAACAGTTAGAAGTTTACCGAGAAATGATGGTTTTGGCTCGGACACATCCAGGCTTGGCAGAAGAATTAGAACGTGTTAAAATGTATTACTATCTGTTAAAGCAACAAAACAATGAAGTTTTTTGGCATCCAGTATAATGGACAAACTATCGATTAACAATGAAATGGCTCAGTTCGACACAAAGAACAGACAGTTCTATGACGAACTTACACCAGAAGAACAAAAGAAGTTTAGCACTTACTTGATGCTACGTTATGGTGCCAGCGTAGAGGGTAGTGCTGACTTTCAAGAATGGTACTTACGTGTAACTAACGAAAGGTTGAATGTAAACTTTTTTGATTTAAATAAACATCCTAAACTGCAATGGTTATTGGCTACCACAGTTAGTCCGGGTATGGGTCGGCAACGACATTATTGGCAGGCTGCAAAAAAGAAAGAAGGATCAAACAGTAAAGCAGTAAAGTTTTTGCAAAAGATATATCCAGAACGTAAGCAAGATGAAATAGAACTACTAGCCGCAATCAATGATACTAAGTCTTTAAAACTGTTGGCACAAGAGTCTGGCATGACAGACCAGGACATTAAACGGGAATTAGGGTGACGTATACCTGTAGGTATTGCAACAAAAGTTACAGTAAAGAAAGCACATTGGCTGCACATCTTTGCGAGCCCAAGCGCAGGTATCAACAACAGAATGAACAGGGAGTACAGATAGGATTTAAAGCCTATTTGAGATTTTATGAACTTACACAGGGTAGTGCAAAACTAAAAACATATGAAGATTTTGTTGGCAGTCCTTATTATATGGCTTTTGTTAAATTCGGCAGACATCTTGTGGCAATACGTTGCATTAATACTGCCAGCTTTATTGATTGGTTATTAAAAAACAATAAAAAGATTGATCACTGGACCAAAGAGTCCATGTACACAGAGTGGATGTTAGAATACATTCGTAAAGAAAATGTTAAAGACGCATTAGAACGTGCTTTACGTGAAATGCAGTTACTAGCAGACACAGATGAAAAATTGAAGGGAAATTTTAATGACTACTTTAGATTGGCTAGCAGTAATCGTGTGGTTAAGCAAATTTGTGATTGTCGTGTCACTGCTTGGATTGTGTTTAATTGCGATAGCGGAATACATTTCCTCGAAACGCTCAACGAAGAACAAGTCGGAATGATCTTGCCTTACATTGATCCAGACTTTTGGCAACGTCGTTTCACAGACTATGTTGCAGACACAGAGTGGGTCAAAGATATACTAGCAAAGGCAGGCCTGTGATGCTAATGCCGTACTTGATATTGGAAATAGATTTTGTAGGCGGAACCCATGGTAATTTCTTAGAGTTTATTCTTAACCTGTGTTTAACGAATAAAAAATTGGGGATGCCTTTTACTCAAATAGGAACCAGTCATAAAAAAAGTTATGTGGAAAAAGCGCAGTCAGTTCACAGCGACCATTATATGACAGAAAAAATTCCGTTTAAAGGAAATAATATTATTGTTATAGAGATTGATAAAAAAGTTAACTTACTTAATTTACAATCTATAATATTATAC